GAAAAGGTGAGCTATTAACAGTCACTGCTGGTACTGGAATTGGTAAGAGTCAATTCTGTAAGGAACTTTGCTATCACTTAATATCTGAGAATAAAAAGATAGGTTATATAGCGCTTGAAGAAAACATGAGAAAGACAGCTGAAAGTTTAGTTAGTATTGATATAAACAAACCACTACATATAAGTACAGAAATTAATAAAGAAGAAGTTGAAGATAGTTTTAATAAACTTTTTAAAAATAATAACGTACTACTTTATAACCATTTTGGTTCATTAGAATTTGAGAATTTATTAAGTAAAGTACGCTACTTAACTAAAGCTATGAAGTGTGAGTACATTATATTGGACCACATATCTATTGTTGTCTCTGGATTAAACACAGGTGATGAAAGAAGGTCTATAGATAATGTAATGACAGGTTTAAGGTCTTTAGTTGAAGAAACAGGAGCAGGTCTTATATTAGTTAGCCATTTAAAAAGGTCAGCTAATGAAAAAGGACATGAAGAAGGAGGTCAAACTTCTTTGTCTCATCTAAGAGGTTCTGCTGGTATAGCACAGTTATCAGATTTAGTAATAGGTTTAGAGAGAAACCAACAATCAACTGATAAAAACAATCAAACAACAGTAAGGGTTTTGAAAAATAGATTCAGTGGAGAAACAGGAGTGGCTTGTCAATTAAATTATGACCCAACAACTGGACGTCTCACTGAGTTTAATAATGAATTCTAAATTTAAAACACACTTTGAATATTTAGAATCTTTAATCAGACAAGCTGTATTTGAATATGAGCATGGTAAGCAAGATATAATTATTGATGTATACAGAGAAGAAGACATTGAGGTTATTGAACTTGCTTTAGAATTAACGTTTGCTGAATGTAATGATGTAGATTTTTACATCAGACTTAGCAGGATAAATTAATAAATGAAGTATGTATTAGATTTAGAGTGTAATAACTTTTTAGATGAAGTAACCGAAATACATTGTATTGTAATGAAGGACATTGAGACCAACCAAGTATTCACTGATATGCAAGACTGCATAGAAAAGTATAAATCTGCAGATACAATCATAGGTCACAATATTATTGCTTTTGATATTAAAGTTATTGAAAAAATATTAAATATAAAAACTAATGCAAAGGTGTTTGATACTTTAGTTGCATCAAGATTAGTCTGGTCACATATAAAAGAATATGATTTTAAAAATGCACATGCTGGTTTTCCTAAGAACATGATAGGTAGACATAGTTTAGAGGCTTGGGGACATAGATTAGGTTTACATAAAGGACAACAACCTCTGGACTGGAAAGTTTTTACAGATGAAATGTTAACTTATTGTATACAGGATGTAGAAGTAACTCATAAGCTATACAAAACAATTATCAAAAAAGAATATTCATCTAATGCTTTAGATTTAGAACATTCAGTACAAGATACATGTGTTGGTATGATGGCTAATGGTATTGAGTTCAACATCAAATCTGCTCAATTTTTATTTAATGAATTAAATGATGAGAGAATACAACTTGAATCAGATTTATTTAAATTCTTTCCACCTTGGGTTGAAGAAGAAGAATTTATACCTAAAGTAAATAACAAGACTAGAGGGTATGTTAAAGGTGTTCCATTTATTAAAAGAAAAACTATTGAGTTTAATCCAAATTCAAGAGACCACATTGCATATAGACTCAAAGCTACTAGGAATTGGAAACCAAAAGAATTTACACCAGATGGTAAACCAAAAGTAGATGATGATGTCTTGTCTTCATTAAACTGGGAAGAGGCAAAGTTACTTGGAAGATATTTTATGATACAAAAAAGATTAGGTCAGTTAGCTGAAGGTAAAAATGCTTGGATGAAATTAGAAATTAACAACAGAATTTATCCTGGAATAAATACTAATGGTGCTGTTACTGGTCGCGCTACTCATTCAAAACCTAATTTAGCACAGGTTCCTTCAGTATCAGCTGAGTATGGAAGTGAGTGTAGAGAATTATTTACAGCTAAAGATGGATGTGTCTTGGTAGGAGCTGATATGTCACAGCTAGAACTAAGAATGTTAGGACATTATATGTTTCCATTTGATGATGGTGATTATGCTAGAGAAGTTATTGATGGTGATATCCATACTAGAACACTACAAGCATTAGAATTAAATGCAGACCAAAGACCACTAGCTAAGAAATTTATATATACATTTTTATATGGTGGTGGTGCTAAACGAATAGGTGAGACTATGGGTAAGACTACAGCAGAAGGTAAACAATTAAGAGAATTATTTTTAAATAAAATACCTGCATTAAAAATATTGATTGATAGAGTACAGTCTGCAGCAGCAATACATGGTGATATAAAGGGACTAGATGGTAGACGTGTTTTTGTAAGGTCTACACATGCAGCGCTTAATTGTTTATTACAATCTGCTGGTGCAATAGCAGCTAAATATTGGATTGATAATTTAAAAGAATATCTTACAGAAGATATTAGATTAGTAGGCTGGGTACATGATGAAATAATTTTAGAAGTAAAAGAGGATAAAGCTGAATATGCAAAAGATATATCTATAAAGTCTATTGAAGATATAACTGAACGCGCAGCTTTAAGAGTTCAACTAACAGGAGAGAGCAGAATTGGAAACTCATGGAAAGAAATCCATTAATGGTATAGGTAAAAAATTTATAAGCATACCTGTTACTGGAAGGATATTAAAAAAAGGTGACTGCATAAATAATTTATTTTTTGTAGGTTATGTAAAAAATTTAAATTCAACCAGAGAAAAATGGTGTGACCAACAATCATGGTGGCATTTAAATATAAGAGAGGCTAGAAGAGGAGCTAAGAAAAGGTCTTTAAATAAAGGTATACCATTTGATGTAAGTGTAGATTATTTAAAATCAATATTCCCACCTGATGCTTTATGTCCTGTGTTTGGAACTGAAATGAGTTTCACTAATAGTAATAAATGGAAATCAGCATCATTAGATAGAATCAATCCAGAGAAAGGATATGTTGTTGGTAATGTTCAATGGATATCTACTAAAGCAAACACATTAAAAAACAATGCTCATCCTTATGAGTTACTTAGATTAGCTAATTACACTATTAAACAACTGAGAGAAATAGATGGATAAACAAATATTAATAGATGGTGACATTATATGTTATCAGATAGCATCTAATATTGAGCAGCCTATTCATTGGGGTGATGATATGTGGACTTTACATAGTGATTTCAACCAAGCTAAATCTGAATTTGAATCTTATATAAATAATCTAAAACAAAGATTAGAAATAAAAGATGTAAAAATATTTCTCACAGATGGTAAATCTAATTTCAGAGAATTAATATTTCCTAATTACAAAGGTAACAGAAAAGATAAAAGAAAACCTACATGTTTACATCACATGAGATATTGGTTGAGAGATAAATATAATGCAATTACTGAGCCAAGGCTAGAGGCTGATGATTTATTAGGTATTTATGCTACAAACCCTGATTATAAAGGTAGTGTTGTAGTATCTGCAGATAAAGACTTAAGAACAATACCAGGAAAATTATCAAATAATGGTGTTGATATAGAAAAAATTACACAACAAGACGCAATATATAATCATGCTTATCAAATATTGATAGGTGATTCCACAGACAATTACCCTGGGTGTCCAGGAGTAGGACCAAAAACAGCTGAAAAATTATTAACAGATGTTAAAGGCGCTGATTCAATGGAAGATTATTGGGAGATAATTGTTAATGCTTATAAAAAAGCAGGACAATTAGAACATGATGCTTTAATACAAGGGCGTGTTAGTTACATTTTAAACTGGAAAGACTATGACTTCAAAACCAAAAAAATTAAAATCTGGAAACCCTGATATGGTTAATTCACCTCCTCATTATGCTAAAGGTGGTGTTGAATGTATAGACGCTATACAAGCATCTATGACTGATAAAGCATTTGCTGGTTATCTTAAAGGTAATATCCAAAAATATATTTGGAGATATGAGAACAAAGGTAAGAAGAATGAGGACCTAGAAAAGGCTAATTGGTACATCAAAAAACTAATAGTTGTAGAGAAAAACATTAAAGAAGACCTTACTGATTTCAACCCACTTAACGTTTTATAGTTAATAGGTACATGTTTAGATAATATTATGTCAAAAAAACAAGATAATTATACAATACCACTTACAACTTCAGAGTTAGTGTTGTGGTTAAAAAAGTTATTTCCTATAAATAACCCATCACCTGATGATGATATCAAAACTATAATGTTTAAAGCTGGACAGCAAGACGTTATAAATTTTATAGAATCTAAAGAGAAAGAGAATCAATCAACAACAGAGGTATTTAAATAAATGTGTCCACCAAGAAGAAGTAGTGCGCCAACTCCTCCTCCACCAGCTCCAACTCCAGTTCCAACAGTTGCTGCTATAGAAGAGAAGATGCCAGAACTAGATTTAGCTATCGAATCAGATAGTGATAGAGATTTAAAGAAAAAGAAATCTAAGAAAGCAGGTAAAAAATCATTAAGAACTGATATAAGTTATACAGGTTCTGGTGATTTAAACATACCTAACTAATATGCAAGAACATAAAAACGTAAAAAAAGAGTTTGATAAACTCCACTTAAAGAAAGACCAATACATTGATAGAGCAAGAGAGTGCAGTGAATTGACTATTCCCTCACTTATACCACATGATGGTTTTAATGAATCATCTGAATTATATACTCCATATCAAAGTGTCGGAGCGCGTGGGACAAACAACTTAGCAAGTAAATTATTACTACTGTTGTTACCACCTAATGAACCTTTCTTTAGACTAACATTAAGTAGTAAAGTACAAAAAGAACTTGAGGCTACACCAGAGTTAGTAACAGATGTAGAGAAGAGTTTATCTAAAATAGAACGTGAAGTAATGAAGTTTATTGAAGAATCAGCATTACGCGTATCTACTTTTGAGGCTATCAAACATCTAATT